CAACGAGGTACCCTGTTTCGTTCTCATCTCTTATCCATGCGAAGATATCTTCACCACTTATTAACTTGAAAACGTGTAGCATGGCTATCCCTTTATATCTACGTTATATAGCTTTAGATTGAAACCCTCTTTTGAATATGTATCTACTCTCTCCATGAAGTGTTTCAGTGCAAAGTTTCTTTTCTTTTTATGTGAGAGGTCATCTACAATATCGTATAAGGTGGCTTTCTCTTTGCTCTCATGTGTTCTAAGTCCTCTGCCGATAGATTGAAGATTACGAATCCTAGACTTTGAAGGAGACGCAAAAACAATATTATGAAGATTGCGTATATTGATACCAGTAGAATAAGTACCATAACTGGCAAGGATAATAGTATCGCTAGACTCTTCAACAAGCCTTCTAATATTCTCTCTCTCATTTGAATCGACTCCACCGTATACGAAATGTACTTCTCTATCATCTGACTGAAGCATTGGATGTAACAACTTGCCATGCTTCTCAACGAACTGAAAGAGTATCAAAGTATTACCCTTGAGGCTCCAAGCAAGATTGCGAATGAACTTATTTCGTGCTTCACTCGTAACGATAAAATCAATCTCTTCTTGATATGTCTTGTTACGCATTAGCTTTCTTGTGGCTTCAGGATACTCTAGCACAACACCCTTAATTTCAAGGTCTGCTAGAATATTTTTATCCATCAACTCTGATGTGCTGACAATTTGCTTTACTGTTCCGAACAGACCTTCTAGCACTAATTTATGTGTCTGCGTTCCATCAAGTGTGCCGGTAAATCCATAGCGATATCTGCAATCATCCATTTTTGATAATATCGTAGTTAGAGACTTTGCTTTAAACAAATGTGCTTCATCACCAATCACAACATCATATGACTGAAACCACGGCTTCTTTAGCTTGTATATTGACTGCCATGTTGTGATCACGATACTACTATCTATATCTTTCTCAGCACCAGCCATAATCTTATGAATGTCCATTGGCTTATTGTTATTGTATTCAACGAAGTCTGAAGCCATTTGATGAACGAGTGATGTGGTAGGTACAATGATGAGAATTCTTCTACTTTGAGACTGATGCCAGCGAGTAAGAAGATAAATGATAAAAGATTTGCCACTACCAGTTGGCGATAAAAGCAACTTACGCTCTGAGTTGAGACATTCTATAAAGGCTTCGTTTTGATAATCTCTTAGTTCGTATGGTGACTTGAGTAGGTCTGCTAAAGCATATCCAGATTCTTCACCATATTTAGATATTGGTTTCCAATCTTGGGATACAATACATTCGTAGCTTCTATCATTACAGAACGATACTACATAGGGCAATAAGCCAGCGTAGAGTAGTCTTGTCATATTGTTAAGCAAACGTATCTTGCCGTCCCACATTTTATTGCGATATGCAGGAGAGAATTTTGCGCCTGGAACATCAAACTCAAAATATTGAGACATTTCCATAATGATAGATGCTTCGGCGTTTATACGAAGATGTACTTCATTGTGCTTTTCAATATGAACTGTGTCTACCAAAATTTTAATACCCTACCATTTCCAACTATAATAAACATGCATGTGGTAATATGTAGGAAAATCCAAAAGGTGCGAATTACTGCTACTTTATTATCGTATGGTTTTGTTTTATCATCACTGAATGAACCTATAGCATATTTCCACACTCGCCACATTAGATTGCTCCAGTTCTAAACTTTTCAAACGCTATCATATTGGTTATTAAAAACCCTCGGTTGTTAATGGACTTGATGATATTCTCTAAGAGATCAACCTTCTCTGCGGCATCACCAATCTTCAACTTCATTTTGATAATGAAAGAGTCTGCTTCGAGAACTTCTTTCTGATAACCCTTTGGTATTCGTTTGAGACTGGGCTTCCAGCCATACTCTTTTAAGTCTTCTTCTGCCATCGACCCATCGTGCCATTCTGTTCTTAAAACTTTGAGTCGTTTTAAATCTGCTTCTAGCTTACGTTGTAAACTATGCTCATAAGTATAATAACGATAATACTTGGCGTGTAGCTTTGGTATTTTTCTGGCTTCTTCAGTTAAGTTAGCTGGGTCCATATCAGTGTCTTTTTCCCACTCTATATGAATATCGTCGATGTTCATAGTCTAGCAGCCTTCCGATAAAAAATGACTATTATCAACTCTGTCTCTAAGTTCTGATGATGAAAACCTATGCTTGCGTTTATTGTAGTATAGTTCAATACCATTGGTTTCACAGAACGTTTTACCAGTGAATGATTTGTCTCTATACTCTTCTCCCAAGATACGAACATTGATAGGATATGACTGAAGAATGTCTTCTAGGTCATGTTCCCACTCGTATGGAATTATCTCATCAACGTATCGCACTGCGGATAGTTGTGTATATCTTTCTACAATGCTCTGTAGTGGTTTGTTCTTGCCTGCTCTGTCATTCGATGGATCAATTTGTAGACCACAGATAAGATAGTCGCAAACGCTCGCAGCTTCTCTCAGCATCATAATGTGACCAGAATGTAGCAGGTCAAATGTACTACAGGTAAAACCAATTTTCATATTGTAAAATCTCCAATGTGTGTTGCCAACCATTTACTTGATGTATGTATCCCATCTGATTGTCTTCAATCGCTTTTGCTAGTGGGTAATCATTACCACCCTTATATGTAGTATCGCCAAAGAATACGAGTTTGTCTGTAGAAGCGTCAAAATCTTTTAGTATCTGAGATTTATCATTGCCCTTCTCAACAATATCTATACCAATCTGACCAGCAACTTCAAATTGATATTCTGGGAACTGCTCAGATAATTCTTCAGCAATCTTATCACGCTCTTTCGACACAAGGTCGAATCTAGCATAATCTAATCTCTCGCTCATCGTAGCGTTCCTACCAACTGTAGAGAAATTGATAAGCCCCATACGATGCTCAATATGATTGCCTGTTTTGATTGGGTGTTTACTCTGAGAACATTTCTCTCTAAGAGCCTTTAGAAGTTCGATTGATGCTGAAATCATGTTCTGATGAACAATCCTATCACGTTCCCATACTTCATTACCAGAGCAGTTGTATACTCTCTTGGCAGCGAAATATAGAGGAATACCAATCTGTTCGATTGTCTTAATTCTATCTGAGCCGGTGACTAGATAGACGTTATTTTCGTTACAGAAGTTAAAGAACCATTTTTCAAACTCAGGATCAATCAAACTTCTGCTTGGTGTTAATGTACCATCAACGTCAAACACATAATGTAAACTCATTAGTGGTTTCTCTTTCCTTCAAATACACATATAAAATATAAAGGCTCGTCTGTAGGGTTCGTCACTCTATGAAATACTCCATCATCAACTGCAACCACATCACCCGCTTTCACAGGAAACTGATGCTCATCTAAGTACATAAACCCATTGCCTTGAATGAAGATATATACCTCTTCTTGTCCCACATGCTCATGACCACGAGTTGATTGTTTTGAATGAAGCAGTGTGCTAGATACAACGCTTCTTTTCAAATACGAATTATCAGTTAGAATATAGGTATCATTATCCTTAACTGTTTTTCCATTTAAAATAAAATCAGTAGCAATCTTCATTATAAATCCCCATCTATTTCAACTCAATGTATTATATATCATACAGTCTTGATTGTAAACCTTTTATATCTGAAATTTACTGTGGCTTCAGAATAATTTATATCTGCTGCTCTTACATCTAACTGAATATCAGAGATTGATGTTGGCAACAAGTCTTCAAATGTCACCTCTACATTGACATTCTTTGTAGAGTTCAGAACTGTGAGTGTAGCGTCTGAGAAGATACCGGAGTTATCGCCTTGAGTTCTAGTGACAAGATTTTTATGCTCTGTAAAATTATCTGGAAACGCAATACCTATTAGCCAATTGTGTATTTCTAGATAGTTTTTCATATCTTCATCAACACGAAATGTGACGGAGAAGTCGCCATATTCTAATTTATCAGCATTAAAAGAGAGATTTGAAAATGGTGTAGGCACAGTGACGAACCCAGCAGTGAGTGAGGGTATCGTAGCTGCTTGCACATAATATTCAATATTAGGCGCTCTCTGTAGAGTAAATCTAAATCCTATCGGTGAAAGGAAATTTTGAGCCATATTTTTTCCATATTTTTTTAAAAAAGTTAAAAAAAGTGCTTGACATTTGGTGAGAAAGTGCTTATATTATATTTATACGATAGAGAAAGAGAGAGACATGAAAACCGCTGTTAAAATCATCGTTACGAAGAAAATGCTCTTTGCGCTGCCTAACATGATCATTGCTGCTATGGTTCTTGTTATGATGTTTTAGGAGGAAGATGTAATGGGATACAAGTTGAAACTCACTCGTGATACAGACTTGTATGTGTTGACCATTGTTGATAGCAAGTCTGGCTATCGGACAGAAGTTCGTGGCAAAAGCAACTACGAGACTGATGGTTACGATAGTGACGATGCCCTACACAAACTACTAGATGTGATTGGTAAGAGTGCCAACATCAGTGAGTTGATGAACAGCGCCTGTGTATCAATTAACTATCGGAACTCGCTGGCTGCTGTTGCAAACAAAGCACTCGACAAAGCGTTTAGACAATAAAAAAGGGAGAGCCAAAGCTCTCCCTTTTCGTCGTTTGGTAGGTTAACCCTACTCTTATCTTACATGATGTTAGAAACAGCCACTCTGCGATAGTAGATGTTCTGGTTAGCAGAAGCAGGACTCGTGTTGTCAATAACACCGTCACCAGCCGAAGTAGCGAACGGATTTGCGACCATGCCGTAGCGAGTCTTAAAGCCGATCTTAGGCTGGAAGCTATCTTCGCCAACAGCACGAACCATCTGTAGTGGAACGTATGGGCAGTAGAAGATACCAGCATCGAATGCGCTAGAACCCTTATAGCCAACGATCATGTAGTTAGCGCCTGCATATGGGTCGATATAGACCTTCATGCGACCGTTTAGAACACCAGCAAATGTGTTGCCTGTGTCGTCAACGTTTAGCTTGTTAGCAAGAGCAGGAGCGTAATCTAGAACGCCTGCCATCTGAAGAGCAGAAGCAACATCAGAAGAGCAAACTAGAACATTGCCCTTACCACGACGGGTCTGCTTGGCAATCTCATTAGCTTCACGCTCAATCTGGAACATAAGGCCTTTGAACTTCTCTACGCTCCAACGACCATTAGAGTCAACGTCTAGGTCGAAAGTACCAGCGGCTGCTGTGTCGCTCTGTGCGCCAGCTTTAGCTGTGTGATAGATTGTACGAATAACTTCGCGATTGATTTCTGCAAGAATTTCAGCAGAAAGAATGTTAGCAAGCTCTGTCTCAGCGTCAAGACCGTGGATAGCCTTTAGGTCTTGTGCTAGTTCAGTTGTGTACTCTGCTTTGAGGGCACGAGACTTGGCTGTAACAGTAACCTTGTCGATTGTGAAGCCCATTTCTTCGTAAGCAGTATTGGCTTCCATATTAGCTGTAGTTACGCCAGTACCCGTTGTTTCGGATGTAGCACCGAGAGCATTAGCGTGTGTGCCTGTACCAGAGAAGTCGGTATCAGCTTCGTTGAACAATGCTTCCTGAGTAGTATCAAGAAGGTTAGCTGTGTTAGCGAAGCGAGACTTCATAGCGAAGATGAGACCAGAAGGACCAGTCATTGGCTGAACGCCGCAGATATCATAAGCCATCAGGTTTGGCATAGAGCGCCGAACGAGAGAGATAAGAACGGGATCATAAGTGTCAACGTTAGTTGCGCCGTCACCAATGTTGTTCGCTGGTGTTTCGTTAAGTAGTGTGTTGGTTGACCAAGCACTACCTTCTCTCAAAGCCACTTGTGTATTTTCTAGAATAATAGCAGTTACTGATCTCTTATGTGGATCGCTAATCCTTTCGAGGTCTGGATGCTCCAGAATAGGCTGCCACTTGGTGTTTAGTTCTTCGTTTAACATTTGGAAGATTCTCCTTAACTAAGAATATTTGATGTAATTATTTATATTATTTGATATTTCTAAAAGTCTTGCTGATAGATTTAGCGTATAGCGCCATCTGAGGATCAACATACTTTGTATCTGATTCCTCATTTACTGGGTCTAATTCGTCTGTCTCTTCAACAATTGCTGATTTGCCGAAATAGTTTTCTTTGATAATTTCTACTTTGCGTTTGAAATCATCTAGGTCTACATATTCTAGACCTTCCGTAAGTGAACGCAGCTTTTCAGCCTGTGTGTATGCGAGGCCTTCGGAAAGGGTATCAAATACATCGGACTTCTTAGCTTCATCAAGCTCTTTAGAAACCTCAATATTAGTATCGATTTGTTCATTGAGGCTCTTTTCAAGCTCTTCGATCTTCTCTGCCATTTCAGCGACCAGATCGACTTCTTCATCAGGTACATCAATACGATGCTCTGAGAAAAGTTCTTTGAGACCAGAGATGAATGACTCTGCAATATCGGAACGAATGCCGCTTTCAACTGCAAGCGTATTTTCTTCCATCCACTGTTCTGCAACATAATCTAGATATGCGTCAACCTTCTTAGTGAGGTCTTCTGTTGCTAATTCTGCCTGTTCGTCTAGCTTAGAAGAAAATTCTTCTTCTAGGCGTTCGACTTCGACATTAACTTTCTCTAGAACAACTGTCTCAAAGAGAACAGCAGCTCTTTCTTTAAAATCTTCGGATAGGTCTTCACCACTAAAGATTTCGTCTACTGCTTCTCCCATAGACTTACCAGCCTTTTTCTTTGCAGATGCTTTAATGACATTTGCTTCGTCATCTTCGTCATTATCTTCCGCATCAGCGGCTTCTTTAGCGGTTGCTTTGTCAGCTTTACGCTTCTTAGCATTAACTGGGATTGGGTCCATTACTTCGGACTCATCCCCATCAGATGCTTTCAATTCGTCTAACTGATCAAGTTCTTGATCTGACATGTGTTGTCTCC